TTACCGGTGAATACTCTGGTTCATTTATAGGCGATGGTTCTCAATTAACAAATTTACCACCTGCAGAAATATCTCAAGTTGCAACGGTGACTTCATCTTTTGATTCCGTATCAACAATTGTGGTAAATCATAATTTCAATTCAAAAAACATCATAGTTTCAGTTTATGGTTCGGATGATTCTCAAATTATTCCAAAATCAGTAAAACTAACAAACAATAATACAACAACTATAAAATTATCCGGTAATAATAGTGGATATGCAGTAGTTGCAAAAGGTGGTCATTTAATTGCAAATGAGGATTTAACAACTCATAATGAAATTGTAAGTGGTAGTTCATCTTATACGATTATTCATAATTTAATTGAAGAATATCCATTAGTTCAGGCATGGAATACTTTTACTAAAAGACAAGAACAACCATCCATAGTGGAATCTATAAACGAAAATTCATTATCAATTACATTTGCCGGAATATTTAACGGAAAAATTATAATTAAGAAATAATTTATGGAATATGATGTATATTACACTACCGGAGGAGGTCCGTGGGTAAATGCTGGTTCTGATACTTGGGTAAATTTATGGATGGAGTTGATTGCACCTAAATTAGATGTAAAACCAATACTTTTAATTCATAGAAACAAACCTAAAGGTAATGAGGATTATCAGTTTCCCATTGAAACTTACTGGCATGGTGATGATATTGAAAAATTTGAAGAATTATGTAAAGGTGCAAGAAGAATAAACATCTTACACGGTCATTATACTCCAATGAAATGTATTGTTGATAATAAAGATAAGATTCATTCAAATGTATTACATAATTCAGTAGACCATATATTGAAATCCCAAATTTTAACCGATGCATCATTAGGTTGGCATCCTTATTTAAGTTCAGATTGGGAAAAGGAAGTAAATGAATGGTCTAAACATACAATTTGGGTAGGGTTATACGATATTTTATTTTCAAATATAAATATTCCAAATTTTTATGAATTTAAAACAAATAAACCTTTATTAGATTCAAATATATTAGGTTTTGCTGCAAGATGTGAGGGTAGGAAAAATCCACATTATTTAGATGGTATAAAATCATATATTTTTACAAATTCATTTGAATTTAATACAATTTGGAAAGAAGGTGTAAAGATTGATACTTCAAAATCAAAAATATATCACTATAAATCAGAATTTAAAGATATTTTTTATAATATGGATTGGGGAATATCACATTCATGTTTTACATCCGAACCATTTGGTTATGGTATTTTTGAAGCAGTGGATAATGGTAAATTACCGATAATTCATACACAATGGTGTAGTGATTTAAAATATCCGTATCGTGCTTCATCTAAAAAGGAATTTAATGATATTTATAATAAGTTATTAGAAACTCCATACGATGAAAAAAATCATTGGTTCAATGAAATTAAATCATATATGATGGATACATTCACCGATAAAGATAAATGGGTAGACCAATTACTTTATATTTATAATATATAGGAAACAAATAAATGGCAACATTAACATCAGGACAAACAAAAAGTTTAAGTAATTTAGCTTCAGCAACTGGCCAACTTACAAAATCATTATCAGCAGCAAAAGGAAATACAACCGGTCCTATTGCAATGTCATCATTCGCAATTGATTCAGTTGGTTCTATCACTGGATATACTTATGCAGTAGAAGGAACATCGGAGGTATATACATTAGGATTTAACGGAGCTGGTTCTAATTTTGGTATAATTAGTGCTAGGTCAGCAAACTTCACTTGGAGTGTTGCTGCAGGAAGTTATATTTCATTAACTACTAATAGTGGTGCATCTGCAACATTTTCGGTAGGAACGATGAATCCACAAACACCATCAGCACAATCTGCATTAATGGCAGTTCAAACTCATACACTTCGTGCAAAGTTTGCAGATGGATATAATACTCACGCAACATCATATAATACTAATATTGATAAAACGGTATATTCAGTTGATTCATATGATGGAAACTCTGCAGCATTGTGTTTAACAATCGATTCACCGGTCTTATTATCAGATGGAACAATTGTAGAAGCAGGTGATTTGAACGAAGGAGATGTATTAAAAGGATTCTCTATCGGTGGTTTAGGAACTGATTCTGATATTACATTTTTAGATTGGTCATCAAACGAATTATCTGCAACATCAAAAGATGTAACGATTGTTGGTTTAACTTATTCTTTCGCATCTCGTTATTACAATGTTAATAATGGTGAAATTACTGCAACTGCAGAACACCCTATGTTAGTAAAAGATTCAGTTGATGGATCTTATCGTTTCAAAGAAATGTTTAACTTAGTAGTTGGTGATAAACTAATCAAAGGTTCGGGTAGTTCAGTTGAAGAAATTGAAATCACTTCAATCGATACAATAGAAAAAACAACTGAAATTGTTTCAATTGACGTTGAGACTGAAGATACATATATGGTAAATGGATACATTACTCACAATAAAGGTGGTAATTCATTTACAGATTTAGTAGCACCTGGTGCACCAACATCATTAGCATATGCAACTCCATTTGTAAGTTGGGTAGCACCTGCTTCGGTAGGAACGACTGGTATCACTGCTTATGATATTGATATTGCAAATAACGTAAACTTTACCACTCCAACGGTTAGTCAAACAGAATGGAGCACAAACTCAATTGAGGTAAATACTTTATTAACTGCAGGAACGTGGTATATCAGAGTTAGAGCTATCGATCAAGGATTAAAAGGAACATACGCAACCTTAACGTTTACTAGATAATTTTACGTTTGGGAGAAATCCATATATTTATATATATAGAATACAAACTAACAAATATATAAAATGGCAGAACAAATTAAGTTTACGGATGAGGAAATCTCACAAATTAACAAATTAAGAGATGATGTTTCACAAGTTTTTTTAGAATTAGGACAATTACAAGTAGAAAGAAAGAAAAAATTAGATGAGATTGACACAATTGAATCTGGTTTATTAACTACACATTCCGAATTGGTAGAATTTGAAACAAATCTTTTTAAAACTTTGAATGAGAAGTATGGTGATGGTAATTATGACCCCAATACAGGTCTGTTTACACCCATTACATCAGAAACCATAGTTTCGTAATAATAAAAAATAATCTTTACAAAAAGTAGCTAATACTTATATGTGTATCATTACACAACAAAAAATTTAACAGGAGTAATATAAAATGGCAGAAAAAATTGTATCACCTGGTGTATTTACGAGAGAAAATGACCTTTCGTTCTTATCACAAGGAATCGGAGAAATAGGAGCAGCAATCATCGGACCTTTCGCTAAAGGACCTGCATTCGTTCCAACGATTGTTAATACACAATCTCAATTTGAATCAATTTTCGGTGTACCTAATGGTGATTACTATACAGGATATGCCGTTCAAAACTATTTGCGTGAAGCAGGGACAGTAACAATTGTTCGTGTTGGTCACGTTGGTGGTTATACACAAGTAGAACCAAAGGGTATCGCAATTAGTGGTTCTAATGGAACTACATTAGTAGGTGTGTTAAAATCTACTCATAACTGGACTACATCTGGTAATGGTGATGCTATTACTGCATCAATCCAATCTGCACCATCTTCATCTGAATTTAATATTTCAGTAAGTGGTTCAGATTCAGCATATAACTTAACAATCTCTTCATCAGTATTACCTTCAGCAGGTAATGATTTATCGGATGTATTTGGTGAATCTCCAAGAGGAACTAAGGGTGTATATGTATCACAATATTTTGAAAACGCAGCAACATTATTATCTTCAGAATTATCTTCAGGTAGTAAGGTTGTTTTAATAGGTTTAGATGATCAAGATTTTACAGATCAAGATGTTTCTTATGCATCTACTCCGTGGATTCAATCACAAATCATTTCAGGTGAGAGAAGCAACTTATTCCGTTTACATACTTTGGGTGATGGTACGAATTACAACAAAGAATATAAAGTATCGGTATATAACGTAAAAGCAGCAGGAGAATCAAACGCTACTGATTACGCTACGTTCTCATTATCAATTAGAGCATACTCTGATACAGATAAAAGAAAATCAGTATTAGAAACTTATAATAACGTTAATTTAGACCCTGCATCTCCAAACTATATCTTAAAGGTAATTGGTGATAGAAACGTAACTATCGATGCAAATGGTAAACAAACTGAAAATGGTGATTATGCAAATCGTTCTAAATTAGTTAGAGTAGAAGTTGCAGCAGAAGGTTCATTCCCAATCATCGCAGGACCATTTGGACACGAAGCATACCAATCTCCAATTGCAGGTGATGATTTAATTACTCCATCAGTAGTATTTACAACTGGTTCTGATTCTAACACAGCATCATCATCTACTAAATATAGTGGTATTGATTTAGAAACAACATTGGTTAAAATTGACAACTCTCATTTCTTAGCACCAATTCCAAACGGAGCAGGAAACGGAACAAATAGTCCATTTGCGTTCGATACTGAATTATCTTATGAATTAACTGGTTCTGCAACAGCAGATGTTAATAAAAGACAATTCGTAGTTGGTTTTCAAGGTGGATTTGATGGTGTAACCCCAACCATATCTAATGATAAGGGAATGGATATATCAGCAGGTAATTCACAAGGATTCAATTTATCAACATCTACATCAAATGGTTCAATTGCATACTTAAAAGCAATCAATTCGGTTTCTAATCCAGATGATTTCGATATTAACTTAGTTGCTGCACCGGGTATCGTGCGTTACCACCACTCATATGTATTCGATAAGATTACTGATATGGTTGAATCTCGCGAAGATGCATTCTTTATTGGTGATGTAACTGGTCCTGCAGAAGGTCAAGATTTAGCAGTAGAGCAGGCACAGTCAATCGATTCTAACTACGTTGGAACATATTACCCATGGATGAAAACAATCGATAGAAACACCAACAAATTAACTGCAGTTCCACCATCAGTATTGATGCCAGGAATCTACGCAGCGAACGATGCAGTTGCAGCAGAATGGTTTGCACCAGCAGGTTTGAATAGAGGTGGAATCATCGGAGCAGTTTCAGTATTAGATAGATTAACACATTCAGAAAGAGATTTCTTATATGAGAATAAAGTTAATCCAATCGCTTCTTTCCCGGGTGAGGGTATTGTCGCATTTGGACAGAAAACTTTACAAGATAAAGCATCTGCATTAGATAGAATCAATGTAAGAAGATTGTTAATCAAAGTTAAGAAATATATCGCTTCTACATCTCGTTACTTAGTATTCGAACAAAATACTGCAACGACTAGAAACAAATTCTTAAATACGGTTAATCCTTATTTAGAAGCAATTCAACAAAGACAAGGTTTATATGCTTTTAGAGTTGTAATGGATGAATCAAACAATACACCAGATGTAATTGATAGAAACATTTTAGCAGGACAAATTTATTTACAACCTACTAAAACTGCTGAATTCATTGTGTTAGATTTCAATATCTTACCAACCGGAGCATCATTTACAGCGTAATAAATTAAAAAAAAAGAAATTATATATTTATTAGTATAATAGGAGAAAAAATAAAATGGCAGAAGTATTAGAATTCAATGATATGTTCTATACCAATTTCGAACCAAAAACGAAAAATCGTTTTATCATGGAAATCGGTGGTATTCCTTCATATCTTATCAAAACAGCTAACAGACCATCGATTCAATTTGAAACGATTACGTTAGATCATATAAACGTAAAAAGAAAATTAAAAGGTAAGGGTGAGTGGCAACCTATCGAAATTACTTTGTTTGACCCAATTGTTCCAAGTGGTGCTCAAGCAGTAATGGAATGGGTTCGTTTATCACATGAATCTTTAACAGGTAGAGATGGATATGCAGATTTCTATAAGAAAGATGTTCAAATCTATATGTTAGGACCAGTAGGTGATAAAATTGAACAATGGACTTTAAAAGGTGCATTCATCAGTTCAGCAGCATTCAATGATTTGGATTGGGCTTCAAATGATGTTTCAGAAATCTCACTTACATTAGAATACGATTACGCGATTTTGGAGTTTTAATCTCACTATATACAAAAAAACTAAGGTTCTCTTAACGGAGAACCTTTTTTTTTCAACTTTTTTATAAAAGTATATTTATATATAAACAAATAAAGGTTAATTATGGCAAATTTTGAATTTCCAACGGAGGTAATCACACTCCCATCAAAAGGATTAATATATTCCGAAAGTAATCCACTATCAAAAGGTTCAGTTGAAATAAAATACATGACCGCAAGAGAAGAAGATATTCTAGCATCACAAAATCTTATTAAAAAAGGTGTGGTATTGGATAAATTGTTCGAATCGGTTGTAGTATCTGAAGGAGTTAGTGTAGGTGATATATCAGTAGGTGATAAAAACGCAATCCTTTTGGCAACTCGTATATTGGGATATGGTGCAGATTATAATGTAGAAGTGACAGACCCATTTACTGGTGAAACACAAAAAGTAACGATTGATTTAGCAAAAATTCAAACTAAGGAAGTTGATGATACTATCTTAAACAGAGAAAATCGTTATGAGTTTGAATTGCCAATTTCTAAAAAGAAAATTAAGTTCAAATTACTTACTCACAAAGATGAAATTGATATTAACGCAGAAATTCAAGCCTTAAATCGTTTGGTAAAAGGTGATAGTGTAGTTTCACAAGATGTATCTACAAGATTGAGATATATGATTCAAGAGGTTGAAGGTAATACTGATAGAGGTTTTATTAATAACTTTGTTAAAAATAGTTTACTGGCAAGAGAAAGTAAAGCATTAAGAGAATATGTTAGAACCATATCTCCTGATTTGGATTTGAAATACCAATTCACATCAGATTTAACAGGTGAATCGGAGGCACTTGATATACCCTTTGGGGTTGGGTTTTTTTACCCTACCGAGTGATTATAGTGTTCAATTACATAATCAACTATGGGAAATGGTTAATTATGGAAATGGGTTTAATTGGTCAGAGGTTTATACAATGCCAATACACATTCGAAGATTTTATTTCAAAAAATTAGTGGATACTAAGAAAAAGGAAAAAGAAGAAATCGATAAAGTAAATAAAAAAGGTGGTCAAGGACCGGGAGTAAGAGTGAGGAAATAATCCTCACTTTTTTTTTACCTTATATTTATATAAGACTTAAAATATATAGGAGAAACAATGTCCAAATCTAAAGAAGTTAATGAAGGTATTATAATGGCAGCTAAGAAGTTTAGTGATGCTTTTTTTGATGGGTTAAAACAAAACGCAGTAGATAGAATGATTAAAAAAGCAGAAGATGCTAACGTTGATCCTGAAGTTTTGAAAACAATGCATCGAATCAAAAAAGATTCCGAAGAACTTAAAAAATTACTTAGTATCCGATAATAATGGCAAACGAAACTAATAAAGAACTCGTTGAGATATTAAAAAAACAGGCAGAGATAAAAAAACAACTTTTAGCTTATGCCGATAGTATTGATACGCGAACTGCTTCGGAATCCAAACATATAAAAGAATTACAAAATGAGTATAAGAAATTATATTCAGAAAAGGCAAAATTAACTGCTGAACAATTAAAAGGGTTTCAAGATCAAGTAGAAAGTGCATCATCTTTAACTGGTATTTATGCAAATTTGGGTAAATTAGATGAAGATAGAATTAAAAAAAATCAAAGATATGTAAGTCTAAGTGATGAACAAAACGATGCTATTAAAAATATTGCTTCATTAAATAGAGATTTAGCAAATACAACTAAAGATGATAGTTTAGCAAAACAAGTCATTTTAAATCAAATTGATGCTGAAAAGGGTAAATTGGGTGGAATACACCATACCCAAAGATCAATCGTAACTGATTTAGATAATCAAACAAAAGAAGCACAGAAATTAGGAAACCTTACTCAAACTCAAAAAGAATTCTTAAACGATCAATTAGCAGTATATGATGGTATAAAG